TAAGGGCTTTTATAATCTCAAGTAGTTCTTCATTAATTGTATTTTCTTCACTCATCTTTTTCACCTCTTTTCTTTGGATAAATTAAATCTCTAATCTGTCTGTAAAGAAGTTCATACTCTTTACGAAGTTTCGTAGCAGTAGCCACTATATCAATGTTCCTTTCGTCCATTGACTTTACTTTCTTATTTAACTTCTTATCTGATTTCATTAGGTCTAATTCTTTAAGTGTATCAAGTAATTCACCTAACTTAGTAAAGTCTTGTCCAAAAAATTCAGTTGGTTCAGCAGATTGAAGAGTCTTTTTTAGTTTCTTTCTTCCTTTACTATCTAATGAATCAAGAATCTTTTTAGGAACCTTTTTCTTTTCTTTAAGAATAAAATCTTCACCTTCTCCGTAATAATCCCATGTCATTTTAATCACCTATGAAGTCTCTTAATTGTGACTTTAACCTATCAATACTTTCATAATCTCTTGATAGTTTCAAAGATAGTCTTTCTAATTGACTAATATCTCTATTATCGTAAGTATCTATAACATCTCTATTTTCAGCAATCATTTGTAACCATTCATTATCTGTTTCATTAATAACAGGCCGCCTACCTGCTTCTCCTTGAACCCATTCTTTGAACTCTTCTGCTTCAAAATCACTAACTTTACCTATTAGTTTAGATACCTTCTTTAATTTATAATGAATGCTTTCAATTATTTCGCCTAATGAGATTAGGTTCTTAACTCTTCTATCCCATTGTTCTCTGCGTTCTAATTGTCTTTCCTGTTCTTCTCTTTCTTCGCCTTCTTTTACACCTTTAGGGACTTCAGGAGGATTAGGGAAATCTTTAGATAATTCTATGTATTCATCTAATTCTCCCCTAAATTGATTCATTCGCTCAATGCTTTCTTCAACTCTTTCTAATTTAGCCTGTTCCTTTTGCAAATCTTTTTGAACATCTTCAGTGGCTTCTTCTAATACATCAGTCTTTCCTTCACGAATTTGATTAATAAGTTCAGTTAATTCACTTATTTTTCCTTCTTCACCCTTTTTAGGTTTGCGAATAGTTTCTCTAACTCTTTTTCCACCACCGGCAGTAGGGATTGTAAAACCAAATGGTGAGATTTCAGGGTCACTTGCAACAGTAGTTTCAGGTTCATCCCTTTCTCTAACCTTTTCTTCATACAAGGCTTTAAGGTTTTTAGTTAATCTTTCTATTTTATTAGCAATAATACTATCGGTTCCACCTTCTAATACAGATTCAAGAAATTCAATAAATTCTGTTATTTTCCTTTTATTTTTTTCTAATTTATCATATTCTAGTTGAATAGATTCTATTGTCTTTCTCATTTCCATAGCAATATCTTGGTCGGGCATAGACAACTTTCTAGCAATTTCCTTTGACCTTGCTGTTTGCCTTGCAAACTTACCTTTATTTTGTTTAATAGAAGGATTCTTTTCTATTTCATTAATATGTAAATTAACTAAAGTATCATACAAGGATATTTTCTCATTAGAATCTTCGATAGGAAGCATTCTTTTATTTAATTCCTCTAATTCAGTAACTATTTTTTTAATATTAACAGACTTACTTCTTGTTATCTTGCCTTTTTTATTTTTAGTTTCTAATACTTCTAACTTACCATCAGCAGTTAAAAATTCTTTATATCTATCATAGAAAAAATTCTTTTCATCTGATGTTTGCTTTTTAAGAATAGTTAAGATAGCAAGCAGTTTATTAGAATTATCTTCATTACCTCTTCTTCCTACCCAAGATGCAAAGTTTAAAAACTTATATCCTGATAAAGTTTTCCTACTCTTTTTAATTTTAATGTTATTAGCGAGAACTTTAGTAGCATCAAGTAACTTAGATATATCTTTTAGTTCTCTAATAATTCTTTTATGCTCAAATTTTCTTCTTCTATTCTCTTTATCCTGAAATACTTCACTAACAACTTTAGATTCTTCATCAACTTCTAAATCTTTTGTTTGACTAATTCCGGTTCCTCCACCACCTGCAACAGTAGTAGCCATAGATTCATCTAACTCTTCTTCTAAATCATCTCTAATTTCTTCATCGCTTCTTAAATCATCTTCTTCATCTTCGGCTTTAGCAATATATTTTCTATATTGCACCATATTAGACGAATTAAGATTTTCTATTAGTGAATTTTTAATATCACTAATATGTGCATCTGCTTTCACTAAAGACATAGTATTATTATCTATGTTAGCCTTTAACAAAACATTTCTTAAAGTCTTGTCC